GATCGTGCTCGCTTGCTTCCGGCAATCTTGCCGCGTACATAACCAACGCGATTGCCTTCTCTTAAGCCCAGACTATAGCCACCTGCAAAGCCAAGAATTATCCCTATGACAATCCACATGGCTACTTCGCCCATTGTGTACATAATTGCTCCCGATTCAGGAAGCTACTGCACTTCGCTCCCTGATAAAAGAATGAACCAAAGAGCTGACATCGTCAAGAATAACGCTCAATCTTGGGCGTGTCTTAATCTTTATTTTGACCAATTGCCAATTCTAATATCAGCTGCTCCAATCGAGCTTCAATTCGACTGACTTGATCCTTCATGCTCGAACCACCATTGGGGCTTAGTTCCAGCATTACTGATTTCACTATGACTCTCATTGACGAATAGATGGCGGTCAATACCGCCAAGACAAGCCCACCAACCGCCGTCCATTCGCCTACGCTCACTTCTGTCGCCCGAAAGCTACATCGTTTGGATTAGCCCATCGTGCCAGTACCGGGATAACTCCAGCGACTAAACCCATTGCCAAATCTTTGGGATTGGAATTGCCGGTCATCCAGACTGCTAAAGCTCCAGCGATCGATGCTCTCGCCCACGATGCCAGCATTGCTTTTGCTTGTGTCATTTGATTTCTCCTTTGTCCAAGCTCCCGATAAGCTCTGCGACTTTCGCTTTGCTTAAAGTTATCTCAAAGTGCATTTCATCTGGTCGCCTAAAATCGCCGCCCCATCGCAGACCATATTTTTTTGCGAGCGCACGAATCATCGGTACTTTTGCCAATGGAAATGTGCCAGCTTTGCCAAGCGGATGTTTTTTTGCATTTAAGTCGATCGCCGTTCCGCTTGCATGATTGCTTAATACGGTCTGACTGCCTCTGACTTCTCTGTAACACCAACCCCAATCGTCAAGACTGCCTTCATCGATTGGTTCAATTAACGAATGAAATTCAGCCGCAAATCCGACAAGCAATGGCGCGACTGCCTTGTTGCAAGTCAGTTTGATTGTTGTCCCCGGCACTGCAAATGAGTCGATGTCAATTTCGGCTCTGACTTTGGACGCATCCCATCCGTTTTGGGATTTGTTCATTGAAGCAATAGTGCCGCTTCATCGGCTGTGATGCCCAAGCGTTCAAGTAATGCAGCCTTTGCAATTTCTTTGGCTTTGCGTTCCTTATATTCATTTTCTTTCATTAATTGATATTCTTTGAAACTTTTAAATTCATCGTCGGTCATTGGACGATCTTCAAATTCATTTGTTTCGCCATTGTAGATTCTAGTAATTGGATTAGGCATTAGTTCACTCCATATGCATAGACAGTTCCCGACATTGTGCCGGAAGAAATTACAAACACTAAGGACGTGATTGCCGTTGTTGATTTAAATACGCCGCCGTAATTGTAGGGTTGAATTGTTGTGAGATAGTCAGCAGTCATAAGACCGTCCAAGTGAATAACTTTTTCAACCGTTGCTGAGTCGTAATTGTAAATATCGCAGACAAAAGTCAAATTTGTTGCATTTTTAACACCTGATCCAGCGGAAATCGGAATTGTGTAGTTTGCTCGTTGATTTGCTGTTCCACCTACTACTCCTGCAACATAAACGCCGGTGGTCAGGTTATTTATTTTGATGTCCATATCTTGCGCGGTGGTGCTATTTTGTAAATTAACGCCGACTAATTTTAGATATTTGTATCCCGTCGTGATGCTGCTATAAGTCGTTGATGTTCCTGAAAGCGTAATTGTTGAAAGCAAAGTCATTCCGCCGCTTGTCGCCGTTGCCCATTCAGGTGCTGTTGCCCCTGAATTGACTTTCAATACCTGACCAGCAGTTCCAATTCCCAAGCGAGTTGGCACTGTTGCATTTCGGTAAATAATGTCACCAGCGGTTGTAACCGTAGATTTTGCAATTGCTGCGTCTGCTAAGTCATAAGCCGATTTTACCGCTGTCGGTGTTGATGCCAAGATTGATGAAGTAGTTGATGTTGAATCTGAAAGTTGAACTGCACCCTTTTGAGTAGTCAGTGCGTCCTGAATGCCAACTGTAATTGCGCCGGATGAGCCGCCGCCAGTTAGTGGAGTGGTTGCAGTAATGCCAGTGATGTCACCTTGATCATTTGCGATCCACGCAAAGTCCATGTCTGTTGCAGACGCTTTTGACAAAATGTAACCGGATGCACCGCCTAATAAATCAGCCATCGATGTTGCCACCGCTTGACCAAAGACTTCAAAATCCGCTGGTAAATCTGTGACCAAGTCAGTCGCGGTTGGCATTTGCCAGCTGAATGGTGTTGTCGGATTGCTCATGTTTTCTCCTTATGCCACGACTAGGGCGTTTTCCCAGTCAAGTATCCCAGAAATTGTGTTCCAAGCCTCAGCGACACTTACATCTTGCCACTGCATTGCCTGCAATGAATATGCCAGCGGCGAGACATTTAAGGTGACGCTAATTTCGTTATATGCGGCGCGGAATGTCCAGCCCTCAACAAAGCCCAGATATGTGCCGGATGACATATTTAGCGGCAAATCTGTAATGCTGACGGGCATTCCCATAAACACGTTGATCAAAGCATCTCGGTCGCCATCGTCAATCTCTGGGTTCGTCAGCTGATACGTGATTTGGCTAAAGTTAAATTCTGGATATGCCCGGAGCGTTAAATAAAAATCTGCCTGATCTTGGGCATCGACTTGATGTTTGACGGTTGTGGTAAAGATTTGCGCCAATTCTCCGTACAAAGCAACGGATGCAGGATCATCGGCACTTACCTCAGAAGTTGAATTTGTGCCGTATTTCAGAGTTATCGTATTCCGCACGTCACCAGCTCGCGCCTGAATGCTTAGCCCTGCGCCTTGAGCTTGATTGGCAGTCAAATCAACGTATCCATATGTAGCAAGATAAATCGATCGATGATCAGCCGAAGCGTATGAGATTAGCCCTTGAGCATCCTCGTAAATATAGCCAAGACCGCTAGTTGCTAAGGCTGACACTAATGAATAGACATCTGTTCGACTTGATGATCGCGCGGCTAATTCATAACTGCCGGGCGTATCAATTTCGCCCAATCCTGTATTTTCCGCATCTTGCCATTGAACGGTCGGTTCATAGGTCTGCCACTGCAATGCCGCTGGTACTTCGCCCCAATTATTTACCAGCAGATCGGTCAGAATGGTCAAAATCTGATTTCCGTCAAAATCTTGTGTCAATACGCCATTGGTCAAAGCCTTTGGCAACCGAGCCAATGCACCGAGTGCAATGATCTTGATGCGTTGTGCAAATGCCACATTGCCAAGCTCTGCAACTGCAATGCTTATTTCTACAACCGAGCCGCCAAAAATCGGCACGAATGTCGCTGTTGAATCCTGCAATTCAATCGTCAATGCGCTGTTGATGTAAATATCTACATTTGACGCGTCAAGGTTTATCAATTCGATGTTGATGTATCCTGCTTGGGCTTGCTCATAAATGTTGTTGCGTCCAGATGTAATCGTCAGATTTGCCAACACCGATGATTGGTATTCCACGCCATTTATTGTGACCCTATAAACCGGATTGAATATGCTCATGGCTTATGCGAACAACAACGCATTCGCGCCGCCCGTTCCCCTAAAGAATGATCGATTAAGTACATCGACGACGCTGCGTGCTGCTGCCTCTGGATCACCAACGATGCCTTGATTAACTGTCAGACTTATCCGAGCGGCATTCTGTGAATCTGTAAATCCGCCGCCGCCTATGACGGCAGTCGATGCTGCCGCGCTAGCTGCTACCGCGCTGGAAGCTGCGCCAGAGACGCCACTGGTTGAAACGCTTGGAACTGTAATCGCTGGAACGCTCGGAACTTTTACCGATGAAGTAGAGGTGACACCCAGTACGCCAGAAATGCTGCTAAATGTTCCCGGAGTCGTCGTGATGTTCTTGATCGATGCAATGTCATCACCGGGCTTAATTAGATTGATGCCACGAATGATCTGATTTACTGCATCAATGGCGAAGTTCAAAATTGGCTTAATTGCGCCTAAGACTTTGGCAAATAGATCGATCACAACGCCAGCAATGTCGCCAATGACGCTGAGTGATGTGCCAATGACTTTGCCGATAATTGGGGCAATAACCTTGACCACTTCAAAGAATGATTCAAAAGCGTCTTTGTTGTCCATAATTGCATCTTTGACTTTTGTAAATAACTTGACCAATCCTTCAAAGATTGGCGTTGCATAGGATTGAACTACCGCAACGGTTTCTTGGATGCGTGTGCCAAGACCGCCTGGTGATTTGGAACTGATTGCGTCTGAGAATTGTTGAACGATTGGCAAGATGTATTTTGTAATGACATCGAGAAACTTTTGCAGGATTGGCAGCAAAGCGAATCCAATTGTTTCAACGCTTTCATCAAATGCCACTTTGAGCCGGGCAATTCTGCCTTGAAATGTCTCCGCGTTTGCTGATGCTGCGCCGCCAAATAAATCTGACAATTTGCTTTGAACTTCTGTGAATGACATTGCCTTCAATTCGGTTGCAGATAATCCGATGCCCAATTTGCCAAGCGCGGTTGCATTTCCGTCATAGGCTTTGCCCAAAGCATTTGCAACGGTGTCCAAGTTCTTTCCAGTAGCTTGAGAAATGTCCAAAGATAGATTGAGCAAATCTTGAGCCTTAGTGACGTCATTTGTCGAAAGAGACAACCGCTGCAAAGCTGGACGCAATTTATTATCGGCCACGCCTGTTGCCAAAGATGTCGAAAGTATTTGCTTTTCTACTGATGCAATCATTTCATCGGTTGCGCCAGTAGCATTTTTGAGAGCTGTTGCAAGACGTATTTGCGCAGCTTCATCCTCAATGGCTGCCTTTACGCCATCAACGCCAATCTTGACCGCGTATGCTGCGGCGGCGACGGCTGCAACTGCAAAAGCGGCAGCAGCCTTCTTGCCAAAGTCTCCAACTTTATCGGCAAATGATTCAACTTCAGCTTGGCCGCCCTTGATCCCTTTTTTCAGATCATCGAAGTCAGCGTCAAAGGTAATCTTGACCTTCGGAATGCCCGCCATTAGTTCAACTTCTTTTCTTTAATTATTGCCTGAACAATTTCAATATATTCTTTGGCAACAATCGGCGTGTAATAATCAACCGCATCATTGATCCAATATCCGGCACGATTAGACGGAGCTTTGAATCGGTTGCTGTATTTTCGCCCTGCTCGATCAATGCCAGCATGTGAGCCATATTCTGATCCCCAAAGCAACGCACCAGCTGGAGCAGATTCGCGTCCGACTTTGTTGCCTTTGCCGCTTTTGCTAGCAGTGCCGCCGTATGGCCGACCGACTTTCTTTGAACCACCTAGATCAACGCGAATCAATCGATCGCGTGGGGTAAGCATGGATAGCAACACCAATTTGGTCTGCGGTGTAGGTGAGCTGCCGCCAAATTGCATCAACTGGCCAGCAAGTCTTTTGGATAACGGCTGCGCGGCATCTCTGACGCGGCCTTGACTTTCTTTGTCTAGTGCATTCAAAGTCGAAATCAGATTTTTCAATGCGTATGGCTCAACTTCAATGCGAAAAGTTCCTTGACCCTTTGTCGCTTTGAATGCCATTGCGCTTCTCCAATATCTCGATCGCTGTAAGTATATCCTCAGCCAATACAAATTCTGATCGACTAAGCCCGGTTGTAATTGCCAAATCCCAAAGGATTCGATTTATACTTCCGGCGGCGTAACTTTTGGGCTTTGCTCATCACCGACTGTTATTTCGGCAACGCTTTCGCTCCAAATCTCAAATGACTTGACTGGCTTGCCAGCTGATTCGCGCTTCATGGCGTGATATGCCAGAAACATCAGATCACCGATTCCAATCTTGTCTTGCGCTTGCGAGATGATGAAACCTGTTTTGGTTTCCCACTTTGCCCACTCTGGCGGTTGCGCAGTGTAGGTCTCGCTGATCCCTGTTGTGTATTCGATTGTTATTGGTAGTTTCATGCTCCCGGTCTCCTTTTAGCTGATTGTTAATACTGGCGTGGTCACGCAAGTAAAGGCAAGTGATACGGTCTGGGCATCTGGTGCAGTGCCGCCAGCAGATGGCAAGATCGGCTGGACATCAAAGGCAAATGATGCGCCTGTGTCTGCAACTAATACTACTGCAAGTCCAGTCTGTGGCGCGTTGGTTGCAGCTGTCCAAAGAGCTTCGCACAATGATGATGCTGCTCCCCAGTCGGCTAACATTTCAACGGCAAATGAGCCTTGAGTGTCAGTTGTAAAATAGGCTTTCCCATCAAGTGTTTGATAAGTGTTGATTGTTGAATCGACTGTCAAAGTCGCTGAAGTAGCCTGAGCATCGAAATCATCGCCGTCAATGGTGAACGTGATGTCTCTGCCGGTGATGATTGTTGTTGGCATTTTGTTTTCTCCTTAGTCGGTGTAATAGGTTGAGACTTGCAAATCAGCTGTCAAGAATTTTCCTGTGCCGACTTCCAAAGGTGTGGGTG